GGTTTATTACACCTCCACATGGTTGATTAATGGCTCAACTTCTATAGGCTTCTTTGTTCACGTTTACTTCATTTATACTCAATCGTTATAAGTAATTAATTGCTCATTTAACTCCAATCTCAAAATTACCAATATTAAAATATTGATTTAATTGTAAAAGTAGTTCCTTTAATTTCATTATCTACAGAATATACACATAATATAGTTCTAGCAATAGGGTTTATTTTAACAATATATTGTTTACCTAAATCACTATTTACTGTATACATCCATACTTTCTCTTTTTTTTCATTAAACTCTACTGTTTTATCAGTAATATAATATGTTGATTTATTATCTATTGTTATATGTGTAATCATTGTTTCTTGTTCATTGATTACAAATAATGAAGTATGATTATAATCCATTGTACAATCTTTCCATAAATCTAATGTTGTATCATAATCACAATATTGTGCTATTTCAGTTGTTATTGATTGACTAAATGTGTTGGTTAAAATTATTGAGAATAATATTGTCAATAATTTAATTTTAAATATTTTATTCATAGTATTTTATTTTAAAGTGAGTCAGAAATTAATCTGACTCGTTAATTAGTTTTTATATTTTTTAAATGTGTTTAATTCATAATCAAATTTAATTCCACCTGCTAAAATCCTATCATTTACACCTGAAGTTAATGCAACAGATGTTACAATATACCAATTATTGTAGGTAGCTTCAGTATTAACAATTATTACTTTAGTGTTAGTATTTTTATAATTTATTGATATTTCATATTCAGTAGAGTAATCTAAAAATAATACAAATTTGTTAGATACATGCATTGATGTTAATACACCATTGTTGTAGTTTACAATATTTAATACATATGATGTATCATCAATTGATTGATCATCTACAAATACAGATAAATCTAATTTGATTTTAGTTTTTTCTAATTGTTTTAATTGAGATCTAGTTTTAGATATGTTAGTATCAAAACCTGATTGTTGTGCAAATGCACATGCAGACATTACAATAAGCATTAAGCTTATAAATAGCAATTTGATTTTCACTGATTCTTTCATGATTTCTAGGTTTTAGTTGATTTATATTTTGATTGAATTATTTAAAAAGAACAAGCCTCTCACTTGTTTGGTGGTTTCATATTTGTGTATATAATGAGAAAACGACTAATAATTATATACAACTACCAAGTTAATGGACAACCACTAAGTTTTGTTAGAATATTTATTAGGGATATTATATTTTAATTTGTTTTAAATAAACTCTTACAAGGTTGTACCTTGGCTATACCTCCTACTTAAGATAGGTGTTCTAAATTCAGTTGAACTATTTATTCTACAATTGGATAAGAGTTTATTATTAATCAGTATCACAAAAGTTACTCTGATTAATTTTTTGTACAATGATTATGACCTCTTTCAATTATTAAATAAAAATACTTATTTTTAAGTCTCTTTCTTCTTTTGTAAAGTATTTTATTATCATATTGCCAAGGATTCATTTTAAGTAAATATTGACATTCATTAAATGACATTACTTCTTTAAGCTTTATTATATTTTTCATAATTTATTGTTTTAATGTTTTAAATAAAATATAACTTATTTACTTTAAAGTTAGTAAGACTTTGTTTCAACAAGTTATATAATATTATCTTTTAGTTTTGGACTAACTGGTGGAAAGATATTAAACCACCTCACGTATAGTATGTTGTATAAGAACTACCAAATACACCACCTAACTATCATCTTTAGTAACTAATGTTACAATATTTTAAAGTAAGGTTTGACCAACTAACCTACAAGGAGTATTTTTACAGAATACTTAAACTGTATTGAGGAAACTATCACATAAACTCAATATAAGAACTAGTGGAGGGAATCGAACCCTCCTTTATTCCAAAACTAGTTCACACTAACTACTAAGAGTTAAGTGGTTGTTGAGAACTTACTGCAACTGGAGCTACAGAAGTATGTTTGATTAACAAATCTACTTCAGCTATTTCTGAAGTAAATACTGTTTCACGATAAATAGGCATACCATTGTATAATAATACACCACCATCCTTACCTTGAGTTTTAGGCTTTTGTCCTTTATAGAAAGGAGCAGTAGCTTCACGATGGATTAATTTTCCTTCAATAGGAAATTCTGAACCTGCTGCCAAGTTCATAGCATTTAAAGTTGCTAATTCAGCTCTAAAGAAAGCTGTACGAGTTTGTTTATTAATGATTCCACCATTAATTACAAAACTGTCTTCTGCTACCATTACTGAACCCCAGTTAGGAGTTTTTTCAGATACATTGATTACTAAGCCTGTGTTTGGGTTTGATTTTACGATTAATTTTGACATGATTTCTTGTTTTTAATTGTTAATTGATTTATTGATTTATTAATTGTTTGACAAAGTTTAAGTCTATGTCAAGACTATCCAACAATTAACAAGATGATATAACTAATGTATAGACCAAGTCTGAATGCTATAAATAGCTAATTAGATTATATGAGAGCTTGTTGATTGTTTAATGTTGTTTAAGAGTATAATACTGAAGCATATAGGTATGTGTATTCAGATAAACATATTTGATGAAATCTGTAATAATGTATTTCTTCTTTAGTTAGTTTAGGCATGACGTTTAGATTTAATTGATTCAACATAAATAGTTAGAATTAGTAATGAATAGACTACAAATACAAATGATATTGTAAGTCCTAATATTTGATTAATATAATATGACGTAACAATACATATTAATCCATATCCAATGTGTGCAGATAATGGTCTTTCAATACAAAAGTCTGCTATCATATTACCTAAATAGAATAATATGGATATGAATCCAATGATGTGTAATAAGTTTGATTCCATTGTAATAGTTTTTAATTAGTTAATAATTTATTTAATTTGTTAAAGCATTTAATTTAGGGTAAATTTTTCTGTAATTATATTCATGTGTATTTTCTTTAACATGTAACATTTTACAGAATAATAGAAATGTTTTCATAATTATTTAGTTTTAAATGATTAATTTGGTATAAACAGTTAGGCGGAAACATATAGTATAAACTAAATCTGCATGTATTTCTACATCTGCCACTCTTTAACTGTTTAATATTGATAATCTATTACATACCCACAAACATTAATATAATACTTGATACTTGCACAAGTCCTTGTTATATAATGGTTTACAGTGGAATATGTAATAGATATTTAGTTAGGTTAATAGTGAGACACCAACACATATTGATGCCCAAATTTGGTCATGACTAGGTTTGTTGTTTACATAACCTAATTCACGTTTAACAGTATTTAATCTGTTATGTACACTGAATGCATATTCAGGTAATTTAGTTTGTCTGTTGATAATTGGTCTACCATTTTTAGTAGTACGTTGTAAAGTGTTCATAGTTGGATAGTTTTTAGAGGTTAATAATTGGTTTATAAGTTGTTAATTAAGCTATGTGTATATAAGAGGATATAATTATAGGATAAGTTAGGATTAGGGTTAAAAGGTGAGGGAGAGGAGTGTACTCCATCTACTATTCCATAATTCCCAATGTTTTCAAGCCTTTCAGAGCATTAATTCCTACTAAACTAGTAGATTACTCTAAATTAAATATAAACTCTCCTCAGTGGTCTATTCCACAAGCTTAACTAAGATGTAAACATCTCAATTAACTCCAAAGCAGTTGGAGAGAGTTATATATTTAAGTGTTGTTAAAGATTAATACAAGCTAATAGTATAACAAAATCCATTGCTAAGCAAATGAATATTGATTTAACTAACTGATTATCAGATAATTTGTTAGATAAGTTTGGAATTATTGTTAGAGTTAACATAATATATAAGGTTAATTGGTTAATTGGATTTGAATTAGAATTAAATAAAGAGGAGAGCACTAGGCTCTCACTCAATACTATAATGACATAGTCTCCTCTTCTACATAAGAGTTGACAGTAGCAATAGCTTGTCCCTCTTCAGTAATCAATACATTAAATGTTGATAATGTACCATCATAAGACCTTTTACCAACTGGTAATGTAGCTTTAGCACCACTAGCTAATTCATAGCTAATAAATTTACCATTTGGACCAGCAATAATAGATGCTTTAACTGCACCTAATTCTTTTAAATACTCTAATAAAGTTTTCATAATGTGATAGTTTTAAAGTTATAAAGGAAATGATTTTCTCTCAAAGTTTAGTGGGGGATGGAAATTGGGGGTGCTGGAAATCCTTATATACATTGAAAATTTTGAAAAAAAATAAAATTTTTGGTGATTAATATTTGTAAAAATAACTAAATAATGCTTATCTTTATATTATGAAAATATGTAAAAAATGTAAAGTAGAAAAAGAACTTACTGATTTTAATCAGTGTTCAGTAAACAAAGACGGGTATTTAGGGTTTTGTAAAGAATGTAGATATGGTCATAAACCACATAAACCTATTGTAGAGGGTTTAAAAATATGCACCACATGTACAGAATCTAAAGATATATCTTGTTTTTCAATTATCAATAAAAATACAGGAAGTACTCAATCTAGTTGTAAAGTATGCAGAAATAAATACAAAGCAATAAAAAGAAAAGCTAACCCTATTAAAGAGTCTCTAAGAAAGAGAAAACAAAAATTAAAATCTAACTATGATATGACGATAGAAGATTATGATAAATTGTATAGTACTCAACAAGGTAACTGCTTGATTTGTAATACTTACCATAGAAAATTATCAATAGATCACTGTCATGATACAGGATTAGTAAGGGGTTTATTATGCTCTAATTGTAATTCAGGATTGGGTATGTTTAAGGATAATTCAATTTTATTATTAAAAGCCGTAGAATACCTTAAACTATCTAACACTGATAAATCTTAAATCTCATACCCATTTATGCACTATAATACACATTCCCGTGTAACAAATACTTACTACTTTTGTTACAACTTTGCATGAATTTTTCATAAAATGAAACCTATTAAAGCTATATTCTATGTCCCCAAAATATAAGATAATTGGGACGAGTATTTGGTAATTAGTTAATTATTAGTTACCTTTAGATCATGGAAATTAAGATATTACACCGTACTCCAGACTTAGAACATACTACTATTATGTTAGGAGAAGTCATAAGACATACAGTTACTACTGTAGAATATACTAATATTATTAAACCTGCTACTAGAGTAGAAGGAACTGGTGCTGATTACATTATAGCTAGAAACAAGATATTAGAAGAATACTTTATTAATGGACCTAAAGAACAATTCTCATGGTAGAACAAGACCCAATAATGTTTGTATATAATCACCCATTAGGAAATGTAACTATTTACTTAGGAAGTAAATCTAAATTTTTACCTATTGAAGAGTGGAAAGAATTTAAGAATGGTGCTAGTGGTAAAGTAGAAATAAGAATTAAAGTAGAACAATTATTTAACAATGAGCAACAATGAGTAACAATGAATATAAACAACAACAGTTTTGGGTAGATGAACCTGTAGATATTAGGATTAAACATAAACATCTGTATGATATTATAACCTATAGACTAGAAGAAGCTTTACACCAAACAATAATTAAACAATCTAATAAATCAACATTACCTAAAGATTATACAAATGGAAAATAACTTATACTATACACCTACAATAGAAGAGTTTCATGTAGGATTTGGATATGAATATATGAATGGAGATAGGTGGGAAGAATCTAAAATGAGAATACAAGATTATAAATCTGATGGACCAGATTATGAAAGATCAGATAGTTGGTTTGAAGAAGAATTATTAGGAGGAATTAGAACAGTTAGAGTTAAATACCTAGACCAATCTGATATAGAAAGTTTAGGTTGGGAATTAAGAGATTCTAAAAAATCACCATTTACAGGAAGACAATTAATGACTTTTCAAAAAACAGAAGAGTTTGGATTTAACAATGGTATTCATTATTGGTTAATTCAACAAGATGATAATTGGGTTATTAAAATACAAGCATATTCATCTTATGTACCTGGAGAATGGGTTATGAGATTTAAAATTAAAAACAAATCAGAATTAATTAAACTAATGCAACAATTAAATATTAAATAATGAGAACAAAATCTAAAAATTTCAACGATCATCAAATCATAGGTATATTACCTGATGGATCAATTTACCTTAAAATGGGTGTAACTAAGAAACACTATAACGATAAACTAGATTATGAGGATATGGATCATATCAATGAGAAGTTAATCATGGCTGAGAAAATCAATAAGTTTTATTTATTAACTGGGACTAGTCCTATAACTGAAGAATAATATGAAACTAGTATATGATTTAAAATCAAAACCTAATCAAATGGAAATTACAGAATTTCTATATTGGGTAAAAGAAAAAGGGATAGTTTGGTGGGATTCTTCATTAGAAGGGCAAGCACCCATAATTACTCCAGAATCCGATTTAGAAATTAAAGATATTTCTAAAGATTTAACACCTGAAATTTGATAGTGTCCTAGAAAAAGCTTATATTTATACTGTACTATTACTGAAGAAGTAATTCAGCAAGGAATACCCAAAAAGTTAACACTTGCTTAGAAGTTGGATAGTAAACTCTGAGATTGAAATAACATCTAAACATAAGGGTTGAGGTTTCTCCGATAGGTACAAAAAAAGGTTATAAATGAAATTCTATAACTGCTACAAGAGGTATGAAGTATCCTCCTGAATTAACAGGGTTAAAGTAAGCAGTGGCCAGGTAACTGGAACGGTTAAAGACAGATAGATATAAGTTTATAATTAATCCTAACATCTGGTGTACAAACTGGAAGGGGAATATTGTGTTCAATTCAAAATAAAAATTATGGAAATAAGTAAAGAGTTTATACAACAACTATTAGATATAGTAAACAAAGATGCTGATAGCAAAGTAAGATCTAAACCTGGATATGGTAGATTTGAAATAGATGAATGGACAACAAATGAAGGTAAAGGGGTATGTTTTACTTTATGGTATAAACCAACTAAAATTGATATAGGATTTAATAAAGTTGTTTTAAGAAAGAATTATGATCTAACAGTAGACCATTTAGAAGTATTTCAATCTGTATTTTATGAGGAAGTAGTTAGATATTTAACAATGCATCCAGATTCCCATAAATTGATACAATATGGAATAACTAGATAATTAACTTAGTTATATAATTTATTTGGTTATTATAATTAAATCAGTTATATTTGATGTATGGAATTAAACGATTTAAATTTAGTACTTATAGTAATAGGATTAAGTGTATTAATTTCTGCTTATTTTGAAGATGATAAATAATGGAATTCAAACTTAAACTTCCCATAGCTCAAAAAACTAAATATCTTATTCAGATGTTGAATCCTATTATGGGTAACTTAACAGATAAAGAGATTGAGATCTTAGTTGTTATTGCTGATAAGCAGATAACTATTATTGATAAGAATACTAGAACAGATGTTCGTATGTTCTTAGATATGGATAAGTTTAATTTTAATAACTATATTAAAAAACTAGTTACTAAGAAAGTATTACAACAAGTAGATAGACTAACCCTTAAAGTTAATCCTAATATTCTACATATTTTAAAACATGATTCAGTTAATTTAAGTTTTGTATAATGGAAGAGTTATTAAAAGATTATTTATTATTACAATCTCAAGTATTTTCATATAGAAATAAACTTATAAATATGGGTTTAAATGGTATTATTATGGATATGAAAATTGAAGAATTTGACAAACATTTTAATATAACTAGTGATAGAGAAGGTAAAATATGAACTCAACAAAAAGTAATATCTATGAAGAAATATTGGATGAAATTAAGGGTGACTTTACATTATCTAAAATGGAACTTGAAAGAATATGTGACTCACAGTTCAGAGTAATTAGAAATACTATGAGTAATAGAGAGGGTAAAGTAGTTCAGTTAATTTACTTAGGTAAGTTTAGACCTACTGCTTACAATCAAGATTATATTAAACGATTAAAACTTAAGACAGATGAGTAAATTAATGGAAATTATTTCAGGATGGTCCAATGTAATTTGGGAAAATCCTAAAGTAGAAAAGATAGCTATGGACAGAGCAGTAGTTTGTTCAAATTGTTTTTACAATATTAACAATACTTGCTCACAATGTGGGTGTCCTTTAATTGCTAAAACAAGGTCAGAATATTCTAAATGTCCAATGAACAAATGGTAAATAAATTAAAAGTTTATACTACAGATACTTTAAATGTACCTCAAAACCATTCTTTTAAATTATTTAAAGAAATAGATACAGAATTAGCAAATAAAGTAATATCTTTAGTTAAACCCAAATTACGTAAAATGAAACTTAAAATGTTTATTATAATCAAATTAAAAGATAATGATTCATTTTATTCTTATTCAACATGGTTATTCAGTAAAGACTTAAAATAATATGATAATAGAACTAGAAGTCATATCTCAATTACCTATAAAGGAAAGAGGTAGATCTATTGCAAGATATGTCCCAGAAAGAATATTTCAAAAGAAGCTATTCATTACTGAGGGTATGCAGATAGAAGAACATATGAATCCTTCTGGTAAGGTTGTACCTAAGTTTACTACTTGTAAATATGATACTGAATACTATAAGATTAATATGCCTTATAAGAAGTTAAGAGATAATTACTTTACACCAATTACTATTAAAGGATTAGGACAATGAGATACTGGATATTAGTAATATATTATGCAATATATAAAGATAAAACCTTTTTAACAGGTTATGTTGATCGTAAAACAAACACATTAAGCTTTTATTGGGGGCATTATTCAATGGAATCTGCAAAATTTAATTTTAGAGAAAATATGATAAGAAATATCTATTTTAAATATCGTGATATAAAAGTATTATTAGAATCTTTAAATCTTAAAGATGAGACAACATGTATTGATGGATGTCCTATAAAAACAAATAATCCTATTATTGTAGAGTTTGATACATATGCATAAAGAATTAATAATACCTATATATGGTTGTCTTGTTAGTGTCTATGTCATAGATAATTTTAACAATGTTAAAAAAGATTTAAAAACACAATATGACATTGATGAAGAATTTATTGAATGTAGAGGGTGTGTTTTTAATAAATTTACTTCTAAATATGAGACTAGATTACATGTATTAATTGTTAAATATGATGTAAATAAAAAATATTACTTTGATACAATAGGTCATGAATTATTACATTTAACTCAAGATATTTTAGAACATAAAAATATAATATTTAAGAAAAAAGATGCCAATGAAACTTATGCTTATCTACAAGGGTATTTATTAAGTGAAACAATTGAATTTTTTGAAAAAGCTTATACTAAATTTAAAAGATTAAAAAATTAATGATTAAAATAATAGATTTAAAAGATAGTAAGATTATTGTAGCTCCAGAATGTTTGGTTATAGAACCATTCAAATCTGTGTGGGAGAAAGATAAATCTAAAGATAAAACTCATGCATTTAACATAATTAAATACACTTGGTATTATGCTTCATTTAAATCACCATTCTTCCAACATAGTAATGTAGATAAGCATAAATTAATTGTAGATCATATTTTAAAAGAACCTAAGTTTAAAATGACGGAAGAACTTTTAGCTTGTATTAATATGTACGATAAAATACATACTACTCCTGCAATGAGATTGTTTAAAGCTGTTCAAGAATCTATTGGTAAAATGGAGGAGTTCTTTAAGACTGCAGAATACAATGAGGATAGTATTACTAAAATTCAAAAGGCAATTATAGATATGCCTAAGATGCAAGAAGCTGTTCAATCAGCTTTAGATAATTGTAATAAAGAACAATCATCTGGTAATAAAGTTAGAGGAGATGCTCAGCTTGGAATGTTTGAAGATAAATAATTATGGAATTTACAAAAGAAAATCATTATTCAACTTTTTTATTAAATGAATCTAAAAAAGGATTAGATTTAAAAAATATAAAAAGATACATGTTAGTTATTGGTTGTAATAATACACCAATAGAAATTAATTTTAAAGGAAATCAAAGTTGGATATTAGATAATGAATTAAAAACATTAGAACAATATAACTTAAAACCTGAAGACATAAAAGTATTATCATATCTTGAAGGTGTATGTAGTCCTTTTAAAAATAAAAATGGATGTTCAGCATCTGCTGTAGATGGTTATGAATTACATATAATGTTTTAATATGCTGAATGACAATAAATACGTAATATGTGTAGACTACTTTAAGAATACTAAAGAGTTTTCATATCTTGCTGAACAATATAATAGAACAGGATTATATACTAACTCTATTCCAGGAACTATAGAATATGTAGAGTTCTGGCAAGATGTTAGAGATAAATGTTTAAATGGATTTACTAACTCTTGTGGGCAACATATTACTGGTCAACATTTTTTCTATTTAAACTTCTGTCCAATATTAGGTCTTAATGAAAAGACTGGAAAGAAATCTAAAATCTTTCCTAGATTTATAGATTTAGATTATGAATTCTTCCACATGGTAGAATATTGTAGACTAAATCAAAAATCACTAGTTGCTGTAAAAGGTCGTCGTCAAGGTTGGTCTTACAAAGCTGCAGCAATATGTACACATGAATTCTATTTCTATCCAGATAGTAAAGCAATTATAGGTGCTTTTTACAGCACCTTTAGTCAAAACACTATGAATATGGTTATTGATAATTCAAATTTTATCAATATGAATACTGAATTCAGAAAGCAAAGAAATCCTGACCTTAAAGACTTTATTAAGGCAAGGTATCAGGCAACTGTTAGCGGGGTTAAGGTGTGGAAGGGGTTTAATTCCGAAGTGCGTGCCATTAGCTACAAAGATAATCCTACTAGTGGTGTTGGGCTTAGTGCTAACTGGTTAATCCTCGACGAATGCGGTGTTTTTGGAAACATTGTAGATGCATATGGTTACTCTGAACCCCTTATAAAAGACGGTAGTACATACACAGGTGTAGCTCTGTTATTTGGATCTTCTGGAGACATGGATTCAGGGAGTAAGTATTTCTATGAGATGTTTACTAATCCTGAAAAATACAACATGTTAGATTTTGAGGATCCATTTAATCCTAATGGCAGGATAGGGTTCTTTAGTTCAGCTACAAAAGGCAGATTAGGCTTATGTCTTAATCCAGAATCTAAATGGTATAAAAAACCTATGGTTGATGAAGATGGTAACTCTAACTATGAAGCAGCTCAAGATGATATTGACTTTTTAAGAGCTAAGGCTAAACATGGTTTAGATCCTAAAGCAATTCATAATATTACTACTCAATTCCCTTGTACTTGGAAAGAAGCTTTTTTAAGAAATAAAGGTAATGTCTTTGGTTCTCCAGAGATGTTAGAATGGTTAGGTCATTTAGAGAATACTCCTAGTCTTAGAGGTCAAGCTCAGAAAGGTGAACTATTCTTTGATGATGGATATGTTAAATGGAGACCTAATGATGACTTAGTTCATATTACAGACTTCCCTTTAAGAAAAGATCCTAAGTCAGGAGAATCATTCTCTACAAATGGCTGTGCAGTGATTTGGGAACACCCTGAGAAACATGAGAATGGTGAGATACCTAATTACTTATATATTGCAGGATGTGACCCTTATGATCAAGATAAATCAGAATCTGGATCTCTAGGCTCATTCTTTGTCTATAAGAGATTTTATAGAGCGGATAGAACTCATGATATTATAGTTGCTGAATACACATCTAGACCAGATACTGCAGAAGAGTTTTATGAAGTATGTAGAAAACTATGTATGTATTATAACTCTAAAGTATTGTATGAGAACCAGTTAAAAGGTTTAAAGGTATACTTTGAACAAAAGAACTCTCTACAATATATGTGTGAACAACCTGGTATTATTAAGGATATGATTAAGGATTCTAGAGTTCAACGTGGATATGGTATCCATATGAATAGAGGATCTGGAGGTGCGGCGGGTATTAAAGATCAGTGTGAGTTATATCTTAAGAAATGGTTATATGAGGAAATTAATGGTGAGGTAGAAGGAACTAAACAACTTAGATTTCAGACTATTAAATCTATACCATTGCTAAAAGAGTTAATAGCTTATGATAGAGAAATAAATACAGATAGAGTTATTGCGTTAATGCTATGTATTTTACAAACCTATGAATTACATAGAATACATGTAGAAGAGCTATCAAATGATGCTAACCCTATTAGTAATTACTTAGAAAGAATTTATAAAAAAGGCCTTATATTTAATAGGAAGAATTCCCAATTTAACACAAGTACAAACCAATGAGTCAAGATATATACGCCAATTTAGGTGGTCAGAATTTACCACAACAAAAGTTACCTATGTCTAGCAAAGACAAAGAGTGGGGTAAGTCTTGCATTAATTATTATTCAAATTACAGATATACTAATGGTAGTAATCTGCGTTCTGATAGACTTAGAAAGTTAATTAACTACGATTTATATAATGGTAAAGTCAACCATAAGGATATTGAAACTATATGTGATCCATTGGGTATCAATACTTCAAATACATTTCCCGCTAGATTTCAACATTATGACATCATCTCTGAACCAATTAAGTTACTTATTGGTGAGGAAACTAAACGTCCAGATAATCATATTGTGGTATCTGAATCTCCAGATGATATTAACAGAAAGACTTCAGCAATTAAGGAAAAGATTTTCCAGGCTTTACAACAAGGTTTGGCTTATCAAATTGATCCTAATGCAGATCCTAATAATCCACCACCTCCACCGGAAGAAATTATCAAGCATGAAAAATATACACCGTCGGATATAATTGAATCTAAAGCTAACAAGATTCTTAAGTCTTTAAAGAAGAAATGTAATACTAGATTATTATTTTCTCAAGGATGGAAAGATGCTTTAATTG